AAGCAGAAAAAAAGTTATCAGAAGATGAAAAAATAGATGATACATCAACTGATAATAAGAAAAATAAAAAATAACCTCATAAAGGAGGGAAAAATATGAAAAAAGTTAGTGATATAACTTATCAAGATATTGCAAACTATATCAGAGTTGATGTAACTGATGATAAGTTATTACAAGAAGAGTTAAATATATATTTAAATATCGCTAAAGACTTTATATCTAATTATACAGGAATACCTATAGAAACTAAAGAAAAAGATAGTGAATCATTGGATGATTATGCAGATTTTATTATCGTTGTATATATTCTTTGCCAAGATATGTATGATAATAGAACTATGTATGTTGATGGTAAGAATGTAAATAGAGTTGTAGAAACAATTCTAAATATGCATAGGAGAAATCTTTTATGAGTTCAATTGTTAAAAATCCAGGAGAATATAATAAAAAAATCAAAATCATTAGTATAAAAGATTCAGAAGACAATGCAGGATTCAAAATACCCGAAGAAGTAATTGTTTTGGAGCCTTTCGCTAAGGTTAAAACTACAAAAGGTTATAAACTTATTTCAAATAATACTGATTTTGAGAAAGCCTATACCAATTTTACGATTAGATATCCAAAAGTTGAAATAACAAGAGATATGAATATCATATACAACAATAAAAAGTATTCAATAGAGTATTTGAATAATGTAGATGAAGAAAATATCGAATTAGAAATTCAGGCAAAGGTTGTAAACAAGTAATGGCAAGATTTGTTGAAGAATTACCGAATAATCTTATTAAACAATTTAAAGGTTTAGAGGAGAATGCGGAAAAAATGATTGGTGAAATGACACAAGAAGGTGCTAATGTTGCTTATAAGAATATTGTTAGCAATATGAAAAAATCTTTTAAGACAACAAAATCTTTAGAAAAAGGTTTGAAAATAACACGCGTATATAAGACACCAAAAGATGGTGGAATAAATACACATGTTGGCTTTTATGGATATGATGGTATAAAAACAAAAAAGTATCCAAAAGGAAAACCTATTCCATTAAAGGCGATGGCTCGTGAATATGGAACTCCAACTGAAGAAAAAAAACCCTTCTTGAGAAAGTCTTTTAAAAAGAAAGAAATTGAAATGGCAATGACAAAAGTTCAAGAGAAATATATAGGTGATAACTAATGAATGAAGAAGTAAAATCAATTTTAGGTAATGAAATAATTGTTGATAAAGTAAAAATACCTGTAGAACACTTAAAGTATAAAGGAAGCAAAAAAACTTTTATAACTTGGAAATTACTAGATGAAACTCCTGAACTTTGTGCTAATGATGATGATTTATGTAGTGTATGTCCTTTAGATATAGATATATATAGTGATAAAAATTATTTAAATATTCTAAAAAAAGTAAAACAAATGATGAAAGAAAACGACTGGGTTTGGAGTGGTGATAGTTCAGAAATGTTAGATGACGATACTGGACTATATCATAAAACCTGTTCATTTGAGAAAGAGAGGATGATAGAAAATGGCTAGAGTCGGTTTTAAGATAGCAAAATATAATTTACATGATGAAGAAGCAGGTAAACTTAAAGCATTAACTGGTAATAGTGTACCTGTATTTGAAAAAGTGATAGACGAAAAATTTAGTCCAAATTATGCGAATGCAGAATTATATGCAAATGATGGTTTAGCAGAACATGATGATTCATTTATTGATGGAACATTAAGCATTACTATAGCAGATGATGAAGATAAATTCGTTGCAACAATATTTGGTCAAACTATAACTACTGAAGGTGAAGTAACATCAAATGAAAATGATATTGCACCAGAATTAAGTTATGGTCACATAGTTCCTAAAATGTATAATGGCTCAAAGAAATATAAAGTTGAATTTTTTCCTAGAGTAAGATTTACAAAAATAACTAGTGATAATAAAACAAAAGGTCAAAGTATTGAATTTAATACTTCTTCACTTGAGGGAAAAGTAATGAGACTTGAGAAAGCCTTTAATGGTTTAAAAGAAGGAGACTGGGAAAAAAATCAAACATTTGATACACTTTCTGCTGCAACTACTTATTTAGATGGTTTATTATCACCATCAGCATAGGAGGGAAAAATGATTAATGTAAAAGTAATTAGTATGTTTAAAGATAAAGATACTAAAGAATTGTATAAAGTTGATAAAGAATTAACTGTATCTAAGGATAGATATAAAGAAATAAAAGATTATGTTAAAGTAATCGATAATAACAAAAAAGAAAATCAAAATAAGGCAGAAGATTAATATCAATTTTCTGCCTTTATTTTTTTAGGAGGAATATAAAATGAAAGATAAAATGGTTCACTTCGTAACTGAAAATAGAACTTATCCATTGTGTTTTAATTTGAATGTTATGGAAGAAATACAAGATCAATATGGTTCTATATCTGCCTGGGGAGAAAAAGTGTCTAGCAACAAATCAGAGCCAAATATAAAAGATTTGAAAAATGGTCTTATGATCATGATTAATGAAGGAATTGAAATTGAAAATGAAATAGAAGGAAACAATAATCCTTTATTGAATTCAAAACAAGTAGGAAGAATAATTTCAGAAATTGGTTTTGATGAAATACTAAAAAAAGTTATGGAAACTGCTAAGAATTCAACTAATACTGGTGAAACTCAAAAAAACATGTAATCCACGAGAACTATGATGATGAGATAGATTTCTCGTGGTTTTATTTTGTAGGTCATACCTTACTACTTTACTCTGATAAAGAAATAGGTAGAATGACATTTTGTAAATTTTTTAAATTATACAAACAATATAAAAATCATTACGATTTTAAATTAAGTAAAACAACTTATCGTGAATTGGAAGAAATAAACAGTCATGATGGTGAATTTTTACCTGATTAGAAGGGAGGTAAAAACAAATGGCAAAAGGAAGTTCTTTTGGAGGAACAGTCAAACTTAATGGTGAAGATGAATACAAAAAGGCTTTAAGAGATATTACTAGCAATTTAAAATTAGTCTCAAGTGAGTTAAAACTAACAAACACTGAATTTTCAAATGGAGACAAAAATATAAAGCAAGCCAAAACTTCTTATGATTCTATGAAGAATACATTACAATCACAGAAAGATAAAGTCAAAGAGTTAAAAGAAGCTCTTAGCAAAATGGAAAAAGAATATGGTAGTAATAATGAAACAGTTAGACTATTTAAAACACAACTAAATAATGCAGAAAATCAATTAAAGCAAATGGAAGATGCCACCGATAAAGGCAATAAAGAACTCAAAGAAATGAAAAAAGGTTTTGAAGATGCGGGAGATGGAGCATTAAAATTTAGCGATGTACTTAAGGCAAATGTTTTGGGTGATGTAATTGTTGGAGGACTAAAAAAAATTGGTAGTGCAACATTAGAAATTGGAAAAGCTTTTTTAGATGTTGGTAAACAAGCATTAGATAGTTATGCTAATTATGAACAGTTAGTAGGTGGTGTAGAGACACTATTTAAAGATAGTGCAAATATTGTTGAGGACTATGCCAATAATGCATATAAAAATGCTGGTTTATCCGCAAATGATTACATGGAGACGGTAACATCTTTTTCGGCGAGTTTATTACAGAGTTTAAATAATGATACTGCCAAAAGTGCGGAGGTTGCAGATATGGCAATTACTGATATGTCTGATAATGCCAATAAAATGGGGACAGATATGTCTATGATACAAAATGCTTATCAAGGGTTCGCAAAACAAAACTATACAATGTTAGATAACTTGAAATTAGGTTATGGTGGAACAAAATCAGAAATGGAAAGGTTGTTAGCAGATGCTGAAAAAATAAGTGGTATAAAATATGATATTTCAAGTTTTGCTGACATAACACAAGCAATACATGTAATGCAAGAGGAAATGGGAATAACAGGAACAACTGCAAAAGAAGCAGGAACCACTATAGAAGGATCAATAAACTCGATGAAAAGTGCTTGGCAAAATCTCTTAACAGATCTTGCAAATGGTGGTAAAAACATGGGTTCGCTAATTGAAAATCTTATGACCACGATATTTGGTGATGGAACAGAGACTAATTTGGGTGTATTTGGGAATGTTTTACCAGTAATTCAAAATATAGTATCAAGTTTTGCTGATGTTATTCCAAATATTGTGGATAAATTAATGGAGCATTTGCCATATTTATTAGATGCTGCATCAGAAATAATAATGTCGTTGGTTTATGGAATTACAGAAAATATTCCTGCATTAATGCCTGTAATAAGTGATTTAGTTGGAAATATTTTACAATATATCATCGAAAGTTTACCGATTATTATTAATTCTGGTGTTCAAATAATATTAGCATTAGTTCAAGGAATAGGAGAAAGTTTGCCTACATTAATACCTGCACTTGTGGATGCAGTAGTTTTAATAGTAGAAACTTTAATTGACAATATAGATTTGATTATAGATGCAGGTATCCAGTTAATTTTAGGACTTGCTGATGGACTTATAGAGGCACTACCCAGATTAATTGACAAAGTACCAGAAATAATTGAAAAACTATTTGATGCTTTTATTAGAAATTTTCCTAAAATAGTAGAGGCAGGAGGACAATTGATAGGTAAATTGATTGTTGGTATAATTGGATCTTTAGGAACATTATATAGTAGGGTTCCTGAGATTATACATACTGTAGTTAAAGGGATTTCTAGTGGCTATCAGACAATAAAAAATGCAGGCTTAAATCTTGTGGCAGGCATATGGGAAGGTATATCTGGAAGCCTGGGCTGGATCAAAAATAAAATAAAAGGATGGGTAGGGAATGTTACTAAATTTATTAAAAATCTGTTTGGTATTCATTCGCCATCTAAATTATTTAAAGATGAGATAGGAACAAACTTAGCACTTGGTATTGGCGAAGGGTTTACTGATACAATGACTGATGTTCAACAAGAGATGGCAGATGCAATTCCTACAAAATTTGATACAACAATAAATTCAAGAATTGGTAACAATAGTTATCAAAATGTTGCAAATTCAGGTTCATTTGATAATATGGTAATTGCCTTTAAAACTGCTTTAAAAGATGTCAAAGTTATAATGGATGAAAAAGAAATGGGGACATTTGTTACAAATGCTGTGGAAGAGGTGGTATATTCATGAGTAATAGTATAACTTTTAAGGGTATTAGTAGCAATACTATATCTGGTCTATTAATTAGTGAATTACCACCTATTACTAAGCCTAAAATGAGAGTAAAAGAAACTGTTATAGATGGTGTTGATGGTTCTTTATTAGAAGACTTAGGATATGAATCATATTCTAAAAAATTGAATATAGGTTTAACAAGAAATTTTGATATAGATAAAATAATTGAATATTTCAATGGTGAAGGAAATGTAACATTTAGTAATGAATCTGATAAGTATTATAAAGCAAAAATAGTTGATTCTATTGATTTTAATAGATTGATAAGATTTAGAAAGGCTGATGTTAATTTTATAGTTCAACCATATAAATATAAATTAAATGAATCTAAAGTAGATGTAACTATAACTAATCAAAATGAAGTAAAAGTGACAAATGTAGGCTTAGAGGTATCTAAACCTATAATTACTTTATATGGTAGTGGTGAGTTACATTTTTACTTAAATACAGTAGAAATTTTTAAATATAATTTTGATACAGATGGACAAGTAGTTATTGATAGTGAAAAGGAAGATGCTTATTTAAATGGTGTATTAAAAAATAGACAAATGTTAGGCGAATTTCCACTTTTAAAAAGTGGCGAAAATACAATTACTTGGACTGGAACATTAACAAGAATAATAATTGATCCAAAAAGTAGGTGGTTATAATGATAAGGGTATATGATTCTAGTGAAAAATTATTTAATAATAATGGAATTAAAATATTACATCCTTTATCTGCGATTGTTTTTAAGGAGGACAATGGTGATTATTATATTGAAGTAGAAGATTCTATTGAAAAAGTTGATTATTATCAAGCAAGTATGATAATCAATTGTCCTACACCTTTTCCGGAGGGAAATCAGTCATTTAGAATAGTAAAAATAGACAAAACCAATTCAAGAGTAAAGGTTAAGGCTAATCATGTTTATTTTGATACTGATAATTACATGATAGATGACAAATATATAGTCGATAAAGATTGTAATTATGCACTAGATTATCTTAACAAAAATTGTGATGTTGAAACACCATTTACAACTAATTCAGATGTTACTAGCACTAATTCTTATAGATGTGTTAGGAAATTATTAAGTGAAGCAATTACCACTTTGATTGATAGATGGGGAGGTCATTTAGTAAGAGATAATTTCAATATAAGTATAAAACAAAATATTGGTGTTGACAGAGGAGTGGTTGTAAAATACAGAAAAAATATTACTAGTATAAAGGCAGAAGAAGTATGGGACAATGTTGTCACAAAAATTATGCCAGTTGGTAAAGATGGTCTATTACTTCCAGAAAAATATTTAGAAGTTAAAGATAAATTGTATGATATTCCTTTTTCAAAAATTGTAAAAATAGATCAAGATCTAAAACAAGAAGAAAATGAATCTGATGAAGATTTTACAGAAAGATTGATTGCAAATTTAAGATTAAAAGCCAAAAGTTATTTAGAAGAAAATAAGTATCCGAAGGTAAATTATAATTTGTCCGCTAACTTGGACAATATAACTGATGTAGGAGATACAATCTATGTTGACCATCCTAAATTAAATATAAAAATGACAACAAATGTCATTTCGGTAAAGTGGGATGTAATTAGTAAGAAATACAAAAATATCGAATTTGGTAATTTCAGAAACAAATTAAAAGACTTATTGAAAAATATGAATACTATTGCCAATGAAATTTCCAAAGATTTGACAAACGAAACAAAATCATTTTTAGAAAAAGAACTTATAGATGCCACTAATAAAATATGGGGTACTTTAGGAAATTCATTTGTAATTTATGAGGGAGATAAAATATTAATTGTAGATAAATTACCAAAAGAACAAGCAAAAAATGTTATTTTGATGAATAATGGTGGTATCGGTTTCAGCAATACTGGTATTAATGGTACATTTGTAACTGCTTGGACTATTGATGGTGGCTTTAATGCTAACTTTATTACTTCTGGAAAAATAGATACTTCTTTAATTGAAGGATATGATAATTTGGCTTTGTCAGTAAATAAATTGGTTGATGTTACTAGAACTTTAACTGCTAATAATTATATCGAAATTACAGATGCTGTTAAAGGTAGTGTTCTTTATTTATCAATAAAAGGAAATTTATCCTTGTTATTTTTATCAAATCAAACTTTTTTAGGAAGCAATACTTTTTTTAAGAATTCTAATTTAATAATTGAAGATATTAATGGGAACAAGAGAGAAATTAAAACCAATTTAAAAAGGCTTAATGTTTTAAATGATATTTATGATGAATTTATAGTTGATTACACAGGAACATATATAATTCGTAGAATTGGTGTAAATAATGATTTAAGTTTATATGAATTAGATGAGGAAATTAGAGAAGAATTACCTTTATTAAAAATTGAATTAAATGAAGGATATAACAAAATATACTTGAAATCATTTTCTGATTTAACTTATACTCTTAAATATGCAAAAAAGAACGATTATACTGATATATTTACAACTAGAATAGAAATGAATTCATCTATAGCATTAAATAATGAAAACATAGATCTAAAATTGCTAAAGAAGACGGATAAAGATAATATTATCGCTCAAATAAATTTGAGTACTGAAAAGGCTGAAGATGGTTCTTTTATACAAATAGAAGCGGATAAAATTAATTTAAAAGGAAAGAAAATTAATCTTACATCTGATGAAATGGATATTGATAGTAATAAATTCAAAGTTACTAAAGAAGGGCAGGTAACTTGCGAAGATATAATCATCAACAGTGGAAAAATTGATTTAATTGATGATTCTCAAAATCCAAGTTTAACTATGAAAAGTTTAATATCTACTGGAGGACAAACAGAAGAAATTTCCTCAATGAAACTGTTAGGTAATGGAATGAATGTTCAAATGTCTTCAAATGTTTATTTATTAGCATATATGCACAGAGGACTTCCAGCAGTAATGATGAGTGATGGAAAAGACTTTACAAGTGTATTTTCTTCCGGTATAACAACTCCAGTGCTTACTCAAACATCTTTAGAAAGTAGTAAGAAAAATTTTAAAAAGTTCACAAATGCAATTGAAGAAATAATGGTAACTGATATTTATCAATATAATCTAAAATCTGAAAATGATGATCATAAAAAACATTTAGGATTTGTTATTGGTGATAAATATAATTATTCACATACAATTACTTCTGTTGATGATGATGGAAAAGAAATAGGTGTTGACAATTATTCAATGACTGCATTATGTCTACAAGCTATTAAAGAACAACAGCTTATTATTGAAAAATTAAAATTAAAGATAAAAGAATTGGAGGTAAAGATAAATGGAAGCAATAGTAAAAAAAGAGTTTAAGGATTTGCCAGATACTTCTACACCATTTGAGTCGGAATGGTTTAATGGCTTTCAAGATAAAATCATAGCAAATTTTAATGAAATAAAAACGAAATTAGATAGTATTGATACTAAATTAGCAAAAACCTTAACATATACAGAAGTATCAGAAAATAGTGAAAGTAATACATAAAAAAGAAAGGATTTGATAAAATGAAAAAAGTAAACTACAAGTTAATGAGGGGGGGGGTTGCATTATTTAGCAATTCTTCTCAAAAGAGAAAGGAGGGAAGTATTTAATTTAATTAATACTTCTACTTCTTTTTATTCAATGGTAGGTGACTACTATGAATGATATACCAGTTCAATTATATGACAAAGATGGTAATCCTGCATATCCTAGACCTTATTATAGAATCGGTGATTTTTTAGAAAGCACTAATCCCAACAATCCAGGTGACGATGGATATATTGGGACATGGGAATTATATGGAAAAGGTAGGGTAACAGTCTGTATAGATCCTAATGATTCTAATTTTAATACCATAGGTAAGGAAATAGGTGAAAGTACACATACATTAACTGTTGATGAAATGCCCAAGCATAAACATGAAGGACTGCATTGGAATACTAATGAAACACCTATAACACTAGGGAAAACTGCTGGTACTTATTATGGGATTGAATATGCAAATGGGGATAACATTGCCGATGGTATAGCTACAAATTATGCGGGTGGAGGGCAATCACATAATAACATTCAAAAATCAATAGTAGTCTATCGTTGGAGAAGAATAGCATAATAAATAATGCTATTAATATGAATAAAACAAAAATAGATTTAAATGATAATTTGATATTAAAAAGCGAAAATATTGAATATAAAAACAATATTCTTACAGATTTTTTAGATAATAATACTATTTATGATTCTGGAACAAATAGTAATGGAAATTGGATTCGATATAAAAATGGAATTATGATTTGTATAAAGAAAATAAAATTTACAAATGTAGTTATTGATAAAGTATGGGGAAGTGTTTATGAAACTGCTAATGTAGTTAATTTTGGCAATTATGCACAAGAATTTATAGAAATACCTAGTGTATCTATTGATTTGGCTGATGGTTCAACTTGCTTTTGTGAATCTTTTTCAGGAAGAACAAAAAAGTCAATTGGTAGCACATGGTTATGGAAGCCTGCAGTTGAAGCAGATGGTACAATGACATTTGATATAATAGCAATTGGTAAATGGAAGTAGAAAAAATAGATTAAATACAAAAATAATGCAAAATAAAACAATAGTTAATTTAGATAATAATTTAATATTAGGTGCAGATAATGTGGAAAAAAATATTGTTACATTAACATTGTCTGCTGATCAAAGTATTAAAAATTCAGATGAAACAATAGTTGCCTTTAATAAATATTTAAAAAAAGGTTCTAAACTTGAATTTGATAGTTCTAATCATTCTATAAAAATCGGCGATGATATTTCAAGAATAAAAATAAATATGAATGCTTTCGCCAAGAATGCAACAACAGATTGGCTTTGGTTTAAGATTTTTAAAAATGGTGTAAAAACTGATTTTACAAGTATGGTTGGAAAAATAGGAGCTTGGAGTTCTACAAGTATTAGTCCATGTATTTTAGATGTTAAAAAGGGTGATTATATACAATTGATTGTTCAATATGGAACTGCTAATTCCGAACATTACGTCAGATATGATGGTACTAATTTGACAGTAGAAGCAGTTTAGAAAGGAATAATATGGAAAAAGAAGAATTAGAAATATTAGTAGAGACGGAGCAGAGAAGTAAATCTAATACAAAAAGATTAGATAAGTTGGAATTGAAAGTTGATGATATTCATAATCTTGCTTTATCTGTTCAGGCAATGGCTACGGAAATGAAAGCAATGCGAGAAGATATGACAAATATAGACAATCGAGTATTAGCAATCGAAGCTAAGCCCAGCAAAAAATTAGATTCTATTTGGGGATTTGTAGTGTCGGCTTTTGTGGGTGGAGTTATAGCATTTATATTTGTAAAATTAGGAATGAAGTAGGAGGTGATTTAGATGGATATTACAACAATTATGACTTTAGTAACAATTTTGGTTACTTATGTGTGTGGTTTAATTGCTAAAAAGCATCCTAAATTTAACAATAAATTAATACCAGTGCAAAACTTATTAATAGGTATAATAGTAGCAATTATCAATTACATAATGACCAAAGATTTTAATGCTTCGATTATGGTAGCAGGTTTGCTTACTGGTGGAGCATATGATCTTGGAAAAAATATAAATGATTTGTTAAAGAAAGAAGGTAATTAGTATGGAAGAAATTAAAATTACAGAAGAAATGGAATTGGAATTAAGTAATGGTAAGGGAGATGAAGTAGATGAGTAAGTCAAGTCTAACACAAAAAGTAGTACCTGCTGATGAAGGTAACTATACTAAAGGTAGAAGCGGTAGAAACATTGAGGCAATAACCATTCATCATATGGCTGGAAGATTAACTGCAGAACAGTGTGGAAGAATATTTCAAGCAAAAGGTAGATATGGCTCTAGTCACTATGGTGTAGGTTATGATGGCAGTATTGCTAATTATGTTGATGAAGAAGATACCGCTTGGACAAACTCTAATTGGGATAGCAATTGTAAATCAATAACTATCGAAATATCAGACAATGATAATTCATGGTATGTTAACGACATCACTCTAAATGCTGTTATTAAATTGGTTGCAGATATTGCTAAGAGAAGAGGACTAAGAACATTAGTACCAGGGAAGAACTTAACTTGGCATAGTATGTTTACTAATACCACTTGCCCTGGAGATTATCTAAGAAGTAAAATGCAATATATTGCTGATGAGGCTAACAAAATTAATAATGAAAGTACATCAAATGAAGTCAATGTTTATTATATGGCTAGAACTAAAAAGCATGGCTGGTTAAAAGAAGTAAAAAATCTAGAGGATTATGCTGGTTACGAGAATAGTCCTATAACTGGTCTTGCCATTAAAGTAGATAAAGGCTCTGTTAGATATAGAGTACACATAAAAGAAATTAAAGATAATAATGGAAATATAATAGTTAAAGGAAGATGGCTTCCTTATGTTACTGATTATAACATAAAAGATAAGATAAATGGCTATGCTGGTAATGGCAATATAATCGATTGTGTAGAAGTTTACTATTATACTCCTAAAAATATTAGACCATACAAAAAAGCTAAATATAAAGTAAATAATTATCCTTATCAATATGATAATGAAAAAACCAAAGGACAAGATGGTTATGCTGGTGTATATGGAGTAACTGCTACAAAATTTCAGATTATTATAGAATAAAATAAAAGAGGAATTTGACTAATGGTCTTTTTCCTCTTTTTTTAATTTTCCTCTTTTTAGATAATCGAATGCTATTCTAACAAAATCAGATCCAGATAAATTGTGCTTTTTGAGTTCTCTATCAAGATTTTCTTTTTCTTCTTTTTTTAACTCTACTTTAAATTGTTTATAATTTTCTTTTTTCCAATCTTTGATGTATTCTTTTTGATTAAAATCACTCATTTTATCCCTCCTAATATTATTTTACTACATTTAGTACTAAAAATCAAGAAAAAGTATTGACATATAGTACTAAATGTGATATAATTAATATGTAAGATAAAGAAAGAATCTTACAGAAAGGAGAAGTAATGAACAATATAAAGAAAAAGCCAATTCGTAATTTAACTTTAGCTGAGTGTTACGAATTAGCAAATCAAGGCTATATCTTTATTAAATATAAAAATATAGTTATTGTAGGAAAGGAGTAAAATCCTTTTCCTACTAAAATTATATAATAGTTCGTTACAAATGTCAAATGAAAAAGATAATTAAAGGGGTAAAATTGGTTTTAGCAATTTATAAAAATTCAAGTGATAAATATGTTCCTATTTATGATGGTGAATATGTTGTTGATTTTGGAAAGGTGGCTCAATAATATGGAAAGTAGGGTTACTAGATATTCCAGAAAAAACAAATTAAAAAGAAAGATGACAAAATTATTTAAGAGTATTTTGAAGAATATGATTTATTTAATAGTTGGGATATTTTCTGCAATGTATTTTGGATTGAAAGTATTTAATAGATTGATTGAGAAACTATTTAATAAATTGCCTAGAGTAATGAAAGTAGCAATAATCTATTTATTAATTATTAATGTAGGGTTAGATATTTATAGCATGTTCGGAAAAAATGGCAAAGAAATACAAATATCTTTGAATGATATAAAACTCTCTTCTATACCTACATATATTCCACCAGTTGAAGAAAAAGAAGAAGTATGTCCTTTTGATAGTATTTCTTGTAAAATATCAGATAAGGGAAAAGAAATAGGTTTAAGCGATGAGCAAATACTAATATCAATTGCTATTTCTCAGCATGAAACTGGAAACTATACATCTTATGCTTTTAGAGAACTTAATAATGTTGGTGGTATGATGTGCAATAGTGGTTTAAGATCATATGATTCACTAGATGATGGCATAGAAGCCTATCTAAATAATTTAAAGTATAATTACTTTGATATAGGATTAGACACTTTAGAAAAAATTCAGCCTAAATATTGTCCAATAGGAGCCGAAAACGATCCTAAAGGTTTAAATAAATATTGGTTAAGTGGTACTCAAAGGAAATATAATGAATTAATAGGAAAATAAATGAATTTTTACATCTTATTTACATCTTAAAAAAATATAAAATAATATTATTAAATATCTATTTTAACCTCATTTTATCGCAAAATATAAGGTAATATTATAAAATATAATTAAATAATCTATATCTTTATTTTCTCATCACCTGCTCCAAATGAAAATAAACCCTTAAAATATAAGGGTTTTTATTATTTTATATAACTTTTACATCTTATTTTTTATAATTCTAATTTATTTAGTCCTTCTGATATTACAAATTTATCGCTTTCAAATAGATGTGAATATGTTTCTATTACTGTTGTTTCTGTATCTCCAATTCTTGTTGCTACTTGTTTAATTGTGTAGTTCATACTTCTTAAAAGAGTTACATGTGAATGTCTAAACTCGTGAATAGTTATCCTTTTTACATTTGCTTTTTTTATATAACTTTCTTTTTTTCTAGTTATTGTTGTTCTAGATAATGGAACAATATCACCGAAGATAAACATTTCATTATTGAATCCATATATTTTTGATTTTTGAATATATAAATCATCTAATAGTTTAATAACATTATTTGGAATATCTACTTTTCTATATGAATTACTTGTTTTTGGTGTTGTTATTTTACCACTTTTATTATAGCTCTTATTAATATTTATAATTTTATTGTTATAGTCCTTCCACTTTAAAGCTTGAAGTTCTCCTATTCTAAGTCCAGCAAAATATAAAAGTGAAAAGAGAGTTTTATATTCTAAATCATCTACCTGATTCATGAATTGTTTATATTCATCTAGATTCCATACCTGATATTCTTTTGGTGGTGTTACACCACATTGAATAGTTTTTATTTTATTGAATATTGGTATGTTAAGATCATATATTTCAATACCTGTTCTTAAAATAGACTTGAAATAGGTTATTACACTGTTTTGAGTTTTAATATTTAATTTTGAAATATTATTTTTCATTTCTTCAAATTGAATAATACTAATCTTGCTTACCATTGTTTTTTTAAATACTGGCAAGATATGTTTAGTAATTCTATTTTTTGTATTTTCATAGGTTTCCTCTTTATTCTTTTTTTTATATTCTTTTAAATATATTAATGTTAATGATTCAAAATCTAAATCTTTTTGTTTTTCATAATTCATTAAAAATGTTCTTTCAGCATCTTGTGCTTCTGCTTTTGTTAAGAACATTTTAGAAGTCTTTTGTTTTCTACTTCCATTAAGATCATTGTAGTAAGTTCTAAAGTACCAACTTCTACCATCTTTTGAATACTTTTTTTTATTTTTTTCTTTATAAATTGCCATTTTTTAACCTCCAATTATTTACATATTTATTTGTTTTTGATATAATTAGAGTGCATAGAAAAAAAGATTGTCTGTTGTGATTCAATTTTATTTTTATGCACTATTCTAGTACCTATTGCAGTAGGTACTAGTTTTTTTAATTTAATTCTTCAATTATCTCTCCAGTGTTTTCATCCATAATTACAATTTTTTTCTTTTGTGTTGAATTTAAATATAATTGATATACTTTTGAACAAGTTTCACAATCATCTAAAGCCCTATGAGAATCATAATTTAATCCTAAATACTCTTTTAGTGTAGCTAATTTATAATTTTCAATACTTTCTCTTGGAATGATTCTTTTTGCTAAGGTAACAGTGTCAATTATTTTATTATTACATAATTCTTTTTTATTTCTATAACATTCACTTGCTAACATTTTAATATCATAAGGTGCATTATGTGCCACTAAAGTTAAATCTTCAATAAAATCAAAAAATTGTGGTATTACTTCATTAATAGTAGGTTTGTCTTTTAAATCTTCTTGTTTTATGCCTGTTAACTGTGTTATAAATGGATTTATTACTTCTTTCGGATTAATTAGTGTAGAAAAAGTTTCTACTTTTTTATTATCAATAAATTTAATAGCAGATATTTCTATTATTTTGTCACAACTTGGATCTAATCCAGTAGTCTCTGTATCAAATACGACATAATCCTTAACAATTTTATTTGTTCTTCTTTTTGTATAAGAATCATACCATACAGCTTCTGGAACAAAGTTTCTTTCAATTTTATCTAAAAGTGAGTTCCCACATTTTGTGCAGAATTTGTTTTCTCTTTTGTTTTTTTCACCACAATACATACATATTTTAAATTTTGTATAATCTATTTCTTCTTTTATACTAATAATTTTAAATATATCTATTATCCATCCTATACAAAAAAGTCCGCATGTACAAAAATAAAGAATTCCTAGTCCAATTTTTTTATTATAAAAATGATGTAATCCAAACCATCCTCCGAGAACACATAATATTAATGAAACTTCTTTATTTTTAATTTTATAATTTATCATAATCTTTCTCCTCCTTTATAGTTTCTATTATGAAGTTAAGATATTTGTCAGCTTCATCTTCATACTTTTCAATATAAAAAGCAAACATATCTTTATTTAATTGTTTTAACTGACTTAATTCTATATGGGCTAATTCATGTAATATAGTCTTTTTTCTTTTGTAATATGATAATTCTTTATTTATGAATATATTATATATATTCTCATAACTAAATACAAATCCATTAATTCCATCTGGCAAATCAATTATTGTTATACAAGCATTATAGTAGTTAAGTAATTCTTGTTGTGTTATTTCCCTTTTTAATAAACTAATTATATTCATACTTTTTACTCCTTATCTATAAAAAGTACCTGTACTAGCATACTTATTCTTCTTTTCCTAATTGTTTATCAATATCTTTTCTTCTTTTCTCTATTATAAACTTTATATATTGTTTATCATCCTCTGTAAGAATATTCTTATTTTTATCGAATAATAACTCTAATTCATCGAAAGAATTAGTTTCTTTTTTTTCTAGGTCTGTCCCGGTCAAATTAGCCACACTAATATTTAGAGCTTCAGCAACATCAAAAATATTATCTAATGATGGTGATATTTCTTCGTTTTCCCATCTGGCAATGGTAGTCTGATTTACATTTGCAAGTTCTGCTAATTTGTTTTGAGAAAGTTTCTTTTTTTCTCTAAGAAATTTAAGATTTTTACTAAATAGACTCATAAAATACCTCCTCACACATTAATAATAGCATAAAAACATTAAGAAAGCAACATTTTTTATGTTTTTTTGCATTTTTAGTATTGACTTCTGCAAAAAAACATAGTATAATGAAGACGATAGGAGGTAGACATGAAAGAAACATTTAAAGAAAAAGTTGCTAGTGAATTAAGAGCATTTAGAGCAATATGCATAGATATGATTAAAAATGAATCACAACAGACAGGAGGTATATATGAAAAAACCAGTAAAAAAACTTTCGGCAAGTGAGACACTTGAAATATTAGATAATCAATGGGCTTCTATTGAAGATATAATGAAACTTGCTTTTATTGGAGAAACAAGGGCAAGAACTATTGCAAGTAATATTTCAAATAAAGTATTGGAAAAAGGATATATATTGCCAAAGGGATTAATTCCTATGGAATTATTAAAAGAGTATTTAGGCATTAACATTGCTTATTTAAAGAAAGTTAGTGGGAGGTAATCAGAATGAAAAAGAAAAAAATTAAAGTTATAAATATATTTAAATTAATTATTTTAGCTGCTTGTTTAGGATTAATAATTTATGATCTTTATATGATATTAATCTATCCTATAGTCAATAAAGTTTTAGTAAATTGGACTATGTTTGGAGGCTTAACATTTTCTTTAGCAGTAATTATTAGTTTAAATATTATAGAGCAAATAAAAAAGTGTGTCCACTCTTCAAAACGACACACTATAAAAAGGCATTCAATTGCTTTTTACATACTTAATTTTATCACAAATTAATGTATGTGTCAAATCTTTAGTGGGTTTTGGGGAAAGGAAATAGAATGGAAGAAAAACCAAATTATTATTCAGTTATACCAGCAATAGTAAGGTATGATAATGAATTAAAACCAAATGAAAAATTACTATATGGTGAAATAACTTCTTTAACCAATAAAAATAATGAATGTTGGGCTACTAATAGTTATTTTGCTAGATTATATAATGTTAACTCTGCAACAATTTCTAGGTGGATCAGTCATTTAAAAGAAAAAGGCTATGTAGTAGTAGAGTTTATTTATAAAAATGAAACTAAAGAAATAGAAAAAAGAGTTATAAAAATAATAGGAGTTCCTATTAATCAACCAATGAATACCTATATGTTAAATAATCAAGAGGTATTGACTGAAAAGTCAAAGGGGTATATACAAAAAAGTCAAGAGGGTATTGACAAAAAAGTCAAAGAGAATAATACAAGTATTAATAATACAAGTATTAATATAAAAGAAATAAATAAAGAAAGATTTGAACTATTTTGGAAAGAGTATCCAAAAAAGGTAAATAAGTTTAAATCTGAAGAATGGTTTAATAAAAATAATTTAACAGATGAACAATTCGATTTAATTATAACTAAACTTAAAAAGTTTAAAGACACATCTGATTGGAAAAAAGATAATGGCAAATATATACCTTATCCTATAACCTGGTTAAATCAAAAAAGATGGGAAGATGAAGTAATAACAATATCAGAAAGCAATAATCCTAATAATATCGTTAAATATTCAGATGAATGGTGGAATAAGTTAGGAAGTGATTCAAATGACTAAAGAGCAAACAAAGAATCTCTTTAGAAGAATTAAATCTCATTATCAAGAGTTCACTGTAGATGACTTTAAAGTTGATGAATGGTATAAAGAACTTAGAGATTATGATTATGATGATGTTACGAAGAGATTTGAGCTTCATCTTAATTCTGAAGATTATGGACAAGTTATTCCTAAACTATGGTTTTTGAAAAAAGGACTTATAACTATTGGTGAAAAAAAAGAATCTAAAGTTTTTAAGTCTCAGGTAATATGTCAAATATGTGGTGAGCCGATACCTTTAAGAGGTTATGACATTCACTATTCAAAATGTTCCGCTATTGATTATATGCAAAAACAAATTAAAAAGATTTATGGCAAAGATACACCTCGTGAATTATTAGAGAGAATGACAGATGAAGAATTTAATATTAAATATAACACTTTATTATCTATAGTTCAAAATAAAACTAATGATCTCTTTCAAAAAAGATTAATCGAAGAAATATTACATCCAGGAACTGGCTTAACCGTTAATGAGGTTGTAAAGAATATATGATTAGTTATGATGATTTATATGAACTAATTCCTAATGACAGATTTATTACTAAAGCTGAATTAATTCAATTAACAGGTTTAAGTGATAGAACACTAAGAGATATGGTTAGTCATATCAAAATGAGCAAAACAATCATTAGCAACTGTGATAAAAGAGGATATAAAAGAGGAAAAGGAACTGAATTATTAAAAACTATAGATGATATAGAATATGAACTTGGAATAGTTAAGAAATCTATTAAAGAAATTAACTCAAGAAAAAAAGTATATAACAAACAACTTAGACAATATATCGCTTATATGAAGGTATTAGAAAAAAGATTGGAGGAATTAAAGAATGGGTAAAGAGATAGTTACTATAGATAGTATTTCATTAGAAATTGCTAAATTATTTAGACTTGAGAGAAAAATTGTTGAATTAAGTGCTTCAATAAAAGCGGATCTTGCAGCAAAAGAAAAGTTAAAAAAACAACTTTTTGAAAAGAAGAAAAAAATCTATGAAATGAGAAAGTCCTTAATTGAAAGAGGAATATTAAAAGAAGATGAAAAGATAGATAAAGAGGGAGGTAAAAAATGTTAAATCTATTTAGAATAAAAAAAGAATATCAAGAAGAAGTTTCTGCTAATGCTAGTCTTAAAGATAAAATTAATAATTTGAATAAGGAACTGGAAAAAACAAATGCAGAGTTAGGTTTGAAAAATTTAGATAATTATCGGTTGACTAAAGAAATTCATCGTAAAAATGAACTTATTGAATCTAAAGTACAAGAAAATATTTGTTTAGAAAATAAATTAAATATGTTAAATCAAAAATATCAAAAATTGATTGGAAGAGTAGGAGGTTTAACAAAACAAAGAAATGCTTCATTTCAAACAATAAATATATTTAAAGATATGCTTGCTTTTAAAGATAGAGATCTAAAACAAGCGGCAACTATAATTCAAAACTTAAATATAGAAATGAAAAGTTTAAAAAATAGACCAACAATGAAAGAACTTAAAGAATATGAAATAACTAGGAAATCGCCTAGAAAAAATAAAAAAAATGATGAAGGAGGAAAAGAAAATGTTTAAAATTACTAGTGTTAAAACTCAAAGATTAGAAGAAAAGGAAGGATCAAAACTAATTGGCTTAGCAAGTGTAGTTGTTGAAAACTGTTTTGCTATTGAAGATATTAGAATAATTGATGGTGATAAGGGAATGTTTATAGCATTTCCTAGTAGAAAACAATCTACTGGAGAATTTAAAGATGTTTGTCATCCAATTAATACTGAAACAAGAAAAATGTTTGAAGAAGTTATATTTTCTGATTTTAACAATAAAGAAGAAGAATAGTATGAATAAATTGGAAAAGGTTGCTTTAGCAGTACCATTTGTATTAAAACTAAAAATACAAAATAATAGTTTGAAAAGTCAAAATGAATCATTAAAAAGTACTATTCAGGATGAACTATATAAAACATTTATGAATAAACTTGGTGAGCCTCAAGAAATTGAAAGACTAAAAAAAGAAAATAGAAACTTAAGAAAAAAAGTAAAAGAACTTAATCAAATGATAAAATCAGAAGCTTATCGAAATGTTAAAAAAAGAAAGTAGGTATCTTATGTTAGATAAAAATAAAAAAGATAGATTAGAAGAATTATTAAAAATTGTTTCTATATCTGATGAAGAATTAGAAAAATTAACTTATAAAGAGAAACAAAAATATTATAGAGCAAAAAATAAATTATGCAAAGTTGTATTTGTTTCAAGAAATAAACAAGGAAAAGGATTAACTTATAGAAAGCCTAAGGAGGTAAGAAATGAAAGAATCGCATGATATAAAAAGTTTAAATATCAATGTACCTAAAAAAAGTCATTTTACTTCAAAAGGAAATCTGTATCATTGTACTTTTGATCTAATTACAAATAAAAGGTTGTCTGAAACTGAAAGAACAGTTATACAACAACTTATCAAAAACAATTTATTATTGACAGAAAATGATTCTAAATCCACTGTAAGTAACTTGATCAAAATGTGTGAAGATTATCAATTTGAAATAGCAAGATTAAAAAAAGAATTAAGAGAGAAAAAATCAGATGAAGATTTTGTTCCTCTTATAGGTATCATAAAGTCAGAAGATGATGAATATTTATTTGTTCAATATGATATTTTAGGAATTATTAAAATACCAAAATTGGAATTGACTATATTTAAATTGAAAAATAGTGATGAATGTTTTTATAAAACTTTTGGCTTTCAATGGTCTCCAAGTAATGATTTAATTAGTAAAGCAGCCTGTGAAATGTTATTTCAAGTTGCAAAAAACTTTGGTTCTTGGTGTGCAGAAATATTTACAAAAACAACTTCACTTTTCTCTAGTCCATTTAATAAAGAGAAAACAGATAAAAATGATAAATGAAGTACTGAAAAAATTAAATAAGTTGATAGCAGATGAGCCAAAAATTGGCTCTCTGATATCTGTAATTTTCCTCTTTATTCTAATTGCAATTCTAATGTTAATGTCTATTATCTTTAATTAAAATATGTTTTTAATTGAAGAAATAAAGTCTATAATCGGCAAGTTAGATGAAATAGATGATTATTGTGATTCTTTATCAGAGAAAATTAGTCAAGAAGATCTAAAAGAACAAGATTTATTACATCTAATTGAAAACGAAAAATTAACAACATTTGAATGTTATAGAGTAATTAAGAAAATGAAAAAAATAAGAGAAGAGAGAAGAAAAATAAAACATGATATTGAAATAGCATCATCATTTAATAAGAGTAAAAACAAACTTATTGCAAAAGAATATAGAAAATTTTTAATAGCAGATTTGTATAAGAGAGAAAAGCAAATAGGAATAAAGTATAACAATAAATATTACACTTCAGAGGAAATTAAAAAAATTATAAAGAGGAGTTAGATATGGAAGATGAATTAATAAAAACAATGGAAATATTTAAGATAGAAAATAGACTAGAAATATTAAATAAAAAATTGGAATATTCATTACCATTTGAAAAATGCTATATAAGTTTTGAAATAATAAAATTAAAAGAAAAGAGGAACAAAAATGAAAATAAAAGAATTAGATGAATTAATAAAAATAACCGCAAAGTTAAAGAAACAACCAGATATAGAAGAATTTGATGATAATGATACAATAGATGATTTTATAGATTTAGTTAAAAATTATAAAGATTTTTTACACGAAGATGAAGAGGTGTAAGTAATGATAATGATATATTTTCTGTAATTAGAGTTAAAGATGTATTAAACAAATATAAAGAAATAATAGGCACTGATACGAATGTCGGTAGCAAGGGAGGAAACGAAGATGAAAACAATAGTATTTGATTTTGATGGTGTTATACATACTGGTTATAATGGTTGGAAAGATGGATCTATTTATGGTGAAATTGACACAAATATTATTGACTATATAAAAATACTTATGAAAGATTATTATGTTGTTATATCAAGTAATAGACCAGCTAAACAAATAGTAGAACATATGAAAAAGTTAGACTTAGGTGTTGAATTTGAAATATTTAATAAAGACTTAGATAAAAATATGTATTGGAATAAAAAAGGAATTGTTGGAGTAACAAACGAAAAAGCAGTAGGAATTCTTTACATTGATGATAGAGGTTACAGATATAGTAATTTAGAAGAATTAAAAATGTTTATAGATAATTTAGGAGAGTGATAAATAATGAAATTTAAAGTAGGAGATAAAGTAATATTAAATAAAAAAATAAAAGATTTTAAGTATGGTCGTGGTTTTGTTAGTTATGATGAGTTAGGAATAATAAAAGGAATAAATGAATACCAAGAAATAATAGTTGATTTTCTATCTTGCGATGATTGGAGAGGTTTAGAAAAAGAATTAATATTAGTATCATCAAATAGTAAAAAAACATTCTTCAAAAAATTACCAAATGATTATACAGGAACAATAGAAGTAGAAAATGGTTATATAGTAGAAAAAGAAATACTAGATGAAGAAGAAAAAGAATATTTAAGTGCGGTTATTAGACCATTTAGAGATAGGGTTAGATTTATTGCAAAGCGTAGTAACGATGAAGAATATATATTTATTTCAATAAAAAGTGATGCATCATTACCATTCCCTTTTTTTAAAAAAGGCACTATGTATAAAGGTATGGAAGCAGATAAAAAATATACACTAAAGGAGTTAGGTTTAGATGAATAAAGATTTAATTGAATTTTATGAAAGTAAAAAACAAAAAATTGAAAGAGAAATCCAAGATTTAAACGAGGTTGGTAGAAAATCTCCTAAAAGAGTAAATAGACTTATAGAAATAGATTATATTTTAGAGGGATTAGAAGCAAGTCAAATAATTCAAAAATTAAGAAAAGAAAATCATGATTTAAGATGTAGATTAGAAAGAGAAGGAATAGATTTAGGAGAGTGATAAGTAATGACTGCTAAAGAGATGTTTGAAATGTTAGGGTATAGACTTGTAGAAGTTGAAAATCCCATAACAGGGGGAATTTACGAATACGATATTCAATATGAAAAGTTTGATGGTAGTTTTTATCAACAAATTCTATTTAATAATTCAACAAAATTAATGCATACAAGTTGTGAACTATTTAATAAAACAATAGATTTTATATGTTATACGCCCGAATTGTTACAAGCTATCAATAAACAGGTAGAGGAACTAGGATGGAATAAGGAGGACTAAATGTTTATATTATATATACCATTAATATTCTGGGGAGTTATTGGTATAGGAGCAATTATTGGATTAATTATGATGATAAAGGGGTGGAAGGATGAATAAGAAAAACAAAATAATTATGAGGGCAATCAGTTGGAGAAAAAATCCTGTTGAAAGATTGTTTTGTAAACACGAATATCAATATTATACTAATAATAATCCATTATTAGTAAGTGGACAACCTGTTTATCATATTTGCAAAAAATGTGGCAAATATGATAAAACATTATTTTGGGAATATGAAGGAATGGGATTTAAATAAAATGACTAAAGAAGAGTTAAAGTTATATATGCATAAATCTTGTGAAAATATTTTAAAAAAACTAGCAGAAAACCCTGATGAAATGCTTAATTTGAGTGATTTACAAGAAAAATATAATAATCTTTTAAAAGAAAAAATTGAGTTAAAAAGACAAATAAAAAAACAAAATGAAGTAATTAATAAAGCAATAAAATATATAAATGAAAATGTATTTTTAGATGATAATGGTTGTGGCGGTTATTGGTGGGAAATTGCTGATAAAGATAAGTTATTAGATATATTAAAAGAGGTGGAATAAATGAGTAAAGAAGAAATTGAAGACTATTTAAAAAGAGTTGATGAGTTGGAGACTAAACTAACGGGAGAAGATAAAGAAACTTACGATTGGTTAATTTATGGCTATCATAAATGTATCGAATTATTAAATGAAGCAGAACAACAATGTAAAAGACAAAAAGAAGTAATAGATAAAATAAACCGTATTTTAAACAACCAAATTAATTATAGAGAGTTTGTAGATATCGTAAATGCTATTGAAGATGTAGTTAAAGAGGTGGAATAATGAGTATATATGAAGCAAGTATAACTAATCCTAAAAAGCAACTAGAATTTTATAAAGATTTATCAGAACAATTACAACGAGAAAATAAAAAAATAAAGAAACAACTTGAAGAATGTTATTGTAATAGAACGGATTGTTCATCAAGAATAAAAAATAGCAAAAAATATGATAGTTTAGTTCAAACTCAAGAAGCTCAACAAAAAGAGTTTATAAATTATTTAGAAGCCGAAATAAATAAATGTCAAAGTAATATTTTTGCAGATGGTGTAAAATATGGCTTTCAATTATCATTATCAAAATATAAAGAGATAATAGGAGAATTAGATGACAAAATCGATTAAAACTTGTGAAGAATTATCAAAGAACACAACAAAGGCAGCAAAATATCTAAAACTTGTTACATCAGAAGAGCATCATGCTGTGGTTAAAGAACATCCGAGAATAAAACATATTAACATTACAAATGCTAGTATTATCAAGGGTATGAGCGATGAAACAAAACATAATTTTGCTAATTGTTGCATTGCAAATAGAATAGAACCAGAAGAGGTTATTGAAACTATAACCAAAATAGCAAATATAGCAATCAATTGTTCAATAGACTTATGTAACAAATATTTTGAGACTTCAGCTGGTAAGGAATATCTAAATATGAGGAAAAGAATTGATAGAATAGGAAAATAAGAAAAAAATATTAAACGAAACAATTGATATTTTTTAATAAATATAGATTTTTATATGAAAAATAATAAAAATAATATATAAATTATTGAATATTTTAAGAATTGTTTATGGAGGTAAATGAATAGGTGAAAAAAGAAGAATTAAAAGATTTTTTATATAGCGGTAAAAATCAAGAATTAGCTTATCGAAATGAAGTATCCGCATGTTTAAGTGCGATATTAGAAATATTAATGCAAGAAGATTTAACTACTTTTGATAAATTTAAAGAACTTAAAAAAAAATACATTGAAGAAATTCAAAATCAACAAATAGAGGCATTGACCGATGAAGATATAGAAAATATTAAAGCTGCTAGCAAATTTAATGATCTATTTGAAAATTATTTTAAGAAGGAAAGTGAATATAAATGAGTTTAGATATAGGAGTAAGAGCAACAAGAGAAGTTGAGATATTTGATAGGAATATTACTTATAATCTTTCAAAAATGTACTATAAATGTATTCCTGGAGGTTTCAGAGCATTAGATGGTATGAGTTGTAAAGAAGCATTACCAATTTTACAAAAAGCCATTGAAGATTTAATAGTGAATCAAGAGGAGTATGAAAAGCTAAATCCTGAAAATGGTTGGGGGACTTATTATGATTTATTAAAAGCAATTAAAGCTATGAGAAATTGTTGTGAAGATAATCCAGATGGAATTATTGATGTATGTTAGGAGGTGAATAAATAAATGAGATTAATTACATGTGATATATGTGGTAAAGAAATAACCAAAAGTTATCAAACGGTTACTGATTTTGACCAATTTTATGATGTATGTAAAGAATGTGAAAAAAAGTTTAATTCTTATAAAAAAGAAAAAGAGAAACTCTATAGTTCAATAAAAAAAGAATTTGATATTAAATTTAATAAAAAAGAAAAAGAACTACAAGAAAAATACGGTATTAAATTTATTAAAAACACTACTGAAAATCATAAAAACTATTTTGCATAAAAAATAAGACTTAAAGCCTTATAAAATAAAAGAAAAATAGATATAAATATAGTGCAATATAATAATATACATATCTTGCATTAAATAAATAGAGAGAAGGGAGGGTATATATTAGTTGATATTATGACTAAAGAAAATCTAAAAGAAAAGAAAAAAGAGTTTATAGAAATGTTAAAATTAGAAGAATTGGCTCAAAAAACTCTAGTAAGTTATGAAAATGCAATTGATAAATTCATTGATTTTGTAGATAATGATTTTACTTTAAGTAAGAGTCTAATGATTGATTGGAAACATAGTCTAATTGAAAAATATTCAATAAAAAGCAGAAATCAATATATAGTTGTCATTAATAAGTTTTTAAAATTTCTTGGTTATGGTGATTCTGAAAATAAAGATAAAGATTATAGGATAAAACAATTTAAAGAGCAGTCAAAATCAGTCTTGGAAGAACAGATTGAAATACAAGAACATAAAAGAATGCTTAGATGGGCTAAAAAAATGAATATGATGGATATGTTCTATATTATTCAAATATTTGCTCATGTAGGTGCCAGAATAGAAGAACTAAAATATTTTACTGTTGAAAATCTAGATAGTAATTATATAAAAGGGGCTTATAACAAAGGCAAAGAAAGAGTCCTTATAATGACTAACGAATTAAAGAGGGATCTTAAGCACTACTGTAAGGATCATAAAATAAAGAGTGGCTATATCTTTATTAGTCCTGTAAATGAAAATCAAATGTTAAATAATTCTACTATTTGGAGGAGACTAAAAAAAATAGCAAGAAGTGCAAAAATTAATCCTAAAAAAATCCATCCACATGCTTGGAGACATCTCTTTGCTAAACAATGTAAAGAAAATGGAATTGATTTAGATGAATTAGCGGATATTTTAGGTCATAAAGATATAAATACAACAGCAATATATACTAAAACCTCAATGAAAGAAAAGAAAAATAAATTAGAAAGGATTAGATATTAGATGAGTAATGGAGTATTAATTACATTAATTATATGTACTACAATATTAATATTAGCTTGGATCGGCAGCAAAAATAAATAGGAAAGATGGAGGCTTAAGATGAATTATAAGAAATATTTTGTTACATATTATAATTACAAACAAGCCAAAATAAAATTACAGAACATCCAAAATGAAATAGCAGATATTATAAGTGCAATGTTATCTACAACTTCTCAAATGAGAGAGGTTGTTAATAGTAATAAGTCAAGTAATGATAAGATGATGGAATTAACAACTAGAAAAATAGAATTAGATTCAAAAGAAGAATTAGCAAAAGAATTATTAGGTGTATATAATAGACAAATGCTAGATGCAGAAAAAGAATTAAAAGATAGTAAAGAGACTAAAGATATTATTTATTATAAATACTTTATACAACATATTAAAGTTAAAGAAATATCAAAAGATATAGCATTTGCAAGAGAATATACTTACGATTTATTAAAACAAATTAAGAGTGATATAGCAAAAATTGAACAGGAACTTATTAAAAAAAATAAAAAAAAGTAAAGTTCTTACAAAATCTTACAAAATCTTACAAAACTTGTGTTACAATGGTATCATGGAAGTATTCCAAAGGGACAGTAGAAAATAACTATTGTCTTTTTTAATTGTTAGGGAGATGGTGATCATGTTAAAGACTTGTAGTCACTGTGGTATAGTGCCACAAGATCATATATGTCCTTATAGAAAGTATAAAAATAAAGATAATAGTGATGCAGCGGATAGATTCAGAAGAAGTACACGATGGACAAAGAAGAGTATAGAGATAAGAGAAAGAGATAAATACTTATGTCAGGTTTGTATAAACAAGTTATACAATACGATTAATGTTTATAACTATAATAAGTTAGAG